AAAGACCAATATGCACCCGCAGGAACAAAGAACGTGTTTACATCGCCAATTGGATCAGAAGTGACATTATCATTTACATAGATTCCAGTACCGCCCGTCTGATACACGATTACCGGATACCTGTCACTTATTTTAATCGCCTTACCGGGTGTTAGCGTAGAAGGGTCGACGTGCTGTTTTTGTAAACATTTCGGTCTATTGATGATATTCGCGTCTAACTCATTATATATTTTTAATGAGCATGTTCTAGGATTGATTGCACCGCGCTCATCCAGCGTTTTCACATTAGCACCGTGAGTGATAATGTCAATGTAACTATCCGCCAACTCCAGTCTGTTCCGGACTTCCGCCGTTTTGTTGGCACGGCATTCCGCACCGTTAATAATAACATTGCTTGTTGTGTCAATAACAATTCCGTACTTGTTGTTGTAAAAATGTCCGCCGTTGATACGAGCACCCGTGTCTGTTTCAAAAAGACACCCGATGTCAGATGATTCGCCCGTACTGTCATTAAGAAAAACCGGAGCGTTGATGTCATAGCAACAGCCATCACCATCAGCAAAAATGGTATATCCATGACAGTTATTGACAGAACAGCCGTTTGACCATGAGGTCGCAGTGGTTGTTAAAATGATACCCTTGTTTGCATTAGAGAAACAAACATGATTGATGAAAGAATCAGATGGGCCTAAATACCCGATGCATATTGAGCAGTGCTGAATCAAACATTTTTCAACATACGATTCGAACGTGTCACCAGACGGTGTAAAACCCGTATTTTTGTTGTATTCTGAATAGACGCCAGTTTTGAAATGTTCGATGAAACACTGCTGTATGAAGTAGTGATAGCCGTAAATCTTAACACCCACATGCACGTCATCGCCGCTGAGATGCAGATTGTATATGCAGAAACCGTGCGGTGCTTCTGCATTTCCTTTCCCCGTCCGGTCATCAAAGTCACGGGTGACAAAGCCGTCATTATTCACACATTTCAAAATGGTATCGGTTGCCGATTCGCCGAGAATGAGCATACCACTGTCAACCACAATCGGTTTTTCCAGCCGGTACGTACCGTTCGGGATAAAGCAGATTTTAAAAGTATCAAGCACGGTCTGGATGATGGTAGAAGCATCTTTCACTCCGGTGTTATCCGCCCCGTTCGAAATGACATTGTAGGGTGTAGTTAAAAGTCCTTTTTCATAAAGACTCTCGATCATCTTACGAGTGGTTTCTCCAATTACACCTTCGATGTTTTTCACATACTCCTCGACGTTTTTCATCTGTCCGAGAATCCAGTCAAGGTTTAATTCATGAAAATTAGTGTATGGAAACTGATCAAATAATCCCATTTGCATCCTCCTTTTAATAAATCAGTAAACAAAAACGTTCTTTGAAATCGTTGATAATAAAATCAATGATATTGAACATGGCGATTTCGCGTTCCGCAGTAATCATATTCTGAGTTAACGTGATTCCGATGTTTCCGGTTTCTGTCTGTTCATGCGTTGTTTCACCAGTGTTGTTGTCAGATGTTTCACGTGAAACATTATTCGTTTCATCACCTGTATTCACAATCGTTTTCGTTCCGGAATTTGTTACTTTTCCGTTGCCAGTGAAATCTTCTGTGCTTTCGGTGCTGTTGTTTTCGCTTGCTGTGCTGTTTGTTTTCTCCCGGTTCTGAAAATCTGTGCTGTTATAGGCACTGACTTTTCCGGTTGTCTCATCACTTCCCGTACGGGTATTTGTACCCGTTCCGGTTGTTTTATTTGTTGTGTTGCTAGTTGATGTATATTCATCATTGGTTGTTCCATTGGCGTTGGTGGTTTTTGATCCTTTTTCCGTTTCTGTCTTCTTTCCGGTTGCGCTCTGCCGTTCCGTCCAGACAGATTTTCCGTCTTTGTTCCAGATAGGGTTGTATTTATAGCAGATGGTGTTATACATTTTCTGCCACACCAGTTTCTCTTTTGCAGACCAAATTTTGATGATGCGCTTTAATGCGTTAAAGTCTGAATACAAGATTTCAAACTCGGCGCATTCCACCAGCAGATTTTCCACTACGGTCTGAGGATCAATGATAACATCCGTGTAGTAGGAATCTGCATAGCCAGATGGGATGCCATATCTGTTTGGTAAACTTTCGATCAGTCCATCCAAAAGGGATTCATCATAACTATACAGTCCTAACAGGCTCAACGTTGCCATCTTCTACACCTCCTTTGTAACGCCAGTCCACATCCAGTTTGATGCCGAACATCTCTCGCACTTTCTTGCAGGATTCTTTTAATTCTTCCAGCCAGAGGTCACACTTTGAACGTGTCTCCACCTTATTAGCGTTCACCTCATCTGTGATTAACCGTTCCTTTTTGTCCGTGTTGGCGTTCGGGATGCCCACATCCGTGCAGAACATAGCTTCGATTTTCCTCATATCCGAAAGCACTTGATCTGCGATGTAGTTCTGACCGACGTTCTGGTTGAACATCTGCCAGCTCGCCTTTCCGTCTTCCCGGAATAACTGTTTGTCAATGACAGCAGCTGCATTTCCCGCCGCAATCTGATCATACAGCTTTTTGAATGTTTCCGCCATAGCTTTGTTCTCGGCGGCAAAGACATAAGCAAGTTTACTGTTGACCAGATTCATTCCTACGGATTCAGCGCAGAGAGCCAGCATATCCGCATAATAGGTAACAATATCCATGATGCCGCCGTAATCCGGCTGTAACCGAACCAGTTCGCACTGCAAACCAATTCTCGGTTCCAGTGTCCCGGAGAGGAGTGGGTTCGTGATGATTGCGTTCGTTGGCTGATAGAATACATCATATCCGCGCAGACCACAGGCCTGTGGGATCACTCCGTACCTGTCTGTGTTGACTACAGCGAAAAAGCCCCAGCAGTACAGCGTATAAAGGGTGTAGTTCTTCGACCATTCCGGCGGCATCTCCCATTTGAAAACGCTCATCGCTTTCTGTAAGAGATACCGCTGAAAATAAAGAGATAAGCTGGTATTCCGGCAATGCACGGTACTCGGTGAAATCACCGAGTTTGCCGCATTGATATAGTCCGCTGAAAAGGGTATGCCATTATACATTCTTTCTGTCCCTCCGTTTCTTTTTACTGAGAACCGCAATCAGAAATGTCGTGCCTGTTCCGGGTGTTGCCCCCGTGCTGAGGAAACGATAAATTAACACTGCGTTGTTATAACGCTCTGATTCGCTGAGGTAACGGTTACCTTTTGCCCAGGTCGTGATAGATGTATCATTCGCATGAGCGATGATATAGTCATAACAGTTCTGTGCATACTGCACACGGGCATCCCACGAGCTGTCATGAATCCCTTCCCAACCGATGTTCCATGCGTGGGTTAACGCCGCAATATCTGTGCTGTCACTGGTCAAAAATTCAGTCAGATTCTTATAGGCGGATGCTTCTTCCGTGCTGTACCACACATTTTCGTGAATCAGATAGTTCAGCTGTCCGACACCATCATCATCCGCATAGCCGTTGTTCATCAACCATTCATGCAATTTGTAAAGACGTCCATGCGTATCACCTTCCGTATTTGTCCACTGACCAAGACCGAATCCAACCAGTAAGTCTGTAAATGAAGATTCGCGCAAGTCCTGCCAGATGCCGGGATTGATGCCGGATTCCTGCCAGAAATTACCGCAAATAGCGGCTACTACATAAGCACTGCTTCCTTTTGCCCCACTTGCACCACCGCCAAAACGGTGGCAAGTGTCCCAGGTAGCCGGATTGCTGTCTCCGGTGTTAATTGACACCTGTTCCCCCAGGGGATAGGTAGAACTGTGCGCACCCATCGTCCGCCGCCCATCATAGACCATTTCCGTATGGTTGCCGTATTGGTTGTTACGCACCAGAATGTCACCGGGTTTCCATGGATCGCCAACCGGGACACGGTTGAAACCTAAAGCATCCAACACACCAACCATGTCATAGGTGGTAAAAGGCCAGCTTTGCCCACCATGGGCGGCTACTACATCAAAGCCAGATGCAAGAAGCGCATACCAGATAAAGGAACTACAGTCGTAATAAGTGATACCGTTCACTGTCTGCTGATTTCGGTATGTCTGGGAATAACCGACGTTCTTTTTGTTGCAAGTGTCAATCGCCCACTGATATGACACTTGAATATTCCCGGCCATTAACGATACCTCTTGATGATAGGAAGAAGGTCATTTACACATTTCTGCACTTTGACAGGATCAAAGCCGTCTGCTTTCAAGCGCTTGGTACGCTCGGTTCCGTTTCCATAATTACCCCCAATGACAAGGATAGCTACTGCTACGGTTGTCGGCAGTGAATACATTTTAATCTCACTCATAATAGAATCCCCCTTCTAAATATTCTTTTACTATTTGCTTTTCCGGTTCTGTAGCGGAAAAATTGATTGCTCCGTTTTCCACTTTTACATAGCCTGTGCAGTCCGTTATTTTTCGGTTCTGACAGAGCGGTTTTCCGTTATCTGCTACGTCAAACATAACTGATTCATAGTAGTTTGCGAAGAGAGTGGCTTTTCCGCCGAGCGAATCTGCCGCCATGCCGCTATTAGTGCCTGTGCTTTGTACGGACGCATTACTAGCGAACACGCTGGATGCGATGCTACTTGCGCTGAACTTCTGACCGATGCTACCGATTACACCGCCGAGGGAGTTTTTCGCCGCTTCGATCAACCCACTCACACTACCCGTAGCGCTTTTCAGATTCAAACCTACGTTCGATAACTGCATCTGCACACCTACCTGTGCTTCACCATTGTACAGCACATCATTTGTTAATTTCGATGTAACAGTTAAGATTGCTTTTCCGCTCACAAAATCGTAGGTGATGTTACAACTAACTCCGCTTTTCCCGATTTTTGACGCATCCAATTGAACTGCACCCCACGGTTGCAAGTACAGATAGTAGTTTGCCCACGGTGTCCGGTAGAGATAAGTAATATCTTTGTTGTTGGTTCGGTCTGGTCTAGCTAAAGAAAACGGATAGTTCCGTGTGGTCTGTGATAATACGGACGCTTCAAGGTTTGATTTCCAGTAACCAAAGGCAATTGTCTTTTTGACTGGATCAACCGGAACGCCCGTTGGAAACCACATACATGAAACCACATATTGAAATGGGTCAATGAATGCTTTCGCAACGTCACCGGAAAAGTCTGTGATCTGATCCCATGATTGGATATCTCCTAACATGTATGCACGAAAATCTGCCATTTCTTTTCCGGTCATAACATAGTAGGCAACTGCTCCATAGGCAGTGTCCAGATTATTCACAATGCCCACCACATAATAGCCGTTTGCCACGGTCGGATTCTCAATCCATCCATCCTCCAGGGTAAATTCTGTTTTTTGCGTGTCAATTTCGGTAGTTGCCGGATAGAGTAAATCCGTGATGGTGGGGTCTTGAAACGTTGCACAGCGTAAAATATAAGCGGTTGTGCTTCCAATTACCGATTTATACGTTGCCAGAACATCCTCTGACAATACGATGCGCCAGACACCTTTCTCCCATATCACATCCTGCACAAAATAGTAACGGGAGAAAGCAGGGATATAGGCATAGTTATAAGCGGTCACATTTTCAACCACTTCCAGTTCCGGTCTGATGATAGAGGTGTTGTCTTTTAAGACGGCTTGTACAGTGAATCCCCCCTCAGCGGGGGGATTTTTTGTACTGTTAAGCCGTTTTGAAAAGGTGTAAAGAGTAACTGATAATGCCATGTTTACTCCTTTCTGTTATGTCCATGCGAAACATTATTCGAGATAGAAGACAACCGCATTTTCTGTAAAGTCGTTCCAGTAGCGATCCGTAAAGTGCCAGAACTGATTGTAATAACCACCACGCGCGTTAAAAGGGCTAGGTTTTGACCACTGATTCACGGTTGTGTAGCCAGCGGCTTCTTCGTCAAACAAAACGCCAAGCACACTTGCCATGGAAATATCAGGCATATCAACTAACGTACCATCATTTTTCAATACAGTGACGTTAGCTTTCACTGCGGCTGACGAGAGTGGAGACTGCCAGTAATTAACAGTTTCAAAGTCAACCAGTTTCAGAAAATCCGGATTGAACACACTAGAATAGACTTCGGAGTTGATTTTGTTCACCAGATTTGAGTTGAGATAGAACTTCATTCGGTTTTTCGGTGTGTGGCGCAGAATCGTATCGTCTGTGAGCTGTGAACAAAACAGGCTATTTCTGTCTGTCATTAAATCAGCAATTGTATTGATTGTCGAAAATGTAAACTTAATGAAACTTTCAAAATTTTCTGGTTTGAACACATCAGCAACAGTCAGAGATTTTCCACTTTCCTGATTGTAAAGTGCGAGGAGATTAGCCGCGCGTTTCTGTCCTGTTGCTTTTGCCGTGCCTGTTTCGCCAGTATCTGTTTCTATGGCGTAAATACCAGCGATCAAATTCCCGATTGTTGCACGGGCTGTTTCCTCGTGTGCTTGTTCGATCATATCAGATGCGTTCTGCATGACCATGGAAATGAAGGATGCGAACTCATCCGGTGAGGAGAAAGCACAGTCTAACTGATCTTTGTATATCGTCACTGACTTCTGATAGACGTTTGCCCCGTAGAAGTTTGTCTGTAAAACTTTTGGTTTGTTCACCCGGTACTGATCAATAGACTCCCCGTCTACCAGCTTTAACCTGTCATCATCCTCAAAGGGCTTATCAATAGTCAGCAGTTTACGAACGTGGTTTCCGTACCGCTGGTTTGACACGTTCAAACCTTTGAACTTTCTGCTGTAGGGTCTTACAGAAAAGATTGTTCTGGATAGCACCTGTGAAATTGCTGTGGATAGAGGATCATATCCAGCTTCTAATCCTTTTTTCGCAACAGTAATAAAGGATGCAGTGTTAAGCGGTGCTAATGCTTTCTGCCCAGTAGCCTGTGCTACAATGTCTGACAACACGGTAGAAAGCTGATTAAAAGTTAAATCACTCGGCATTATTTTTCTCCTTTCGGGTTGATAATGGATGCTAAAATATCATTCGTGGTTTCTGTCTGGTTTGCAGGCTGTGAGGAAAACAGCAACGCCTGTTTTTTCATGTCATCTCGCAGTCCCAGAAGGGCATCCAGAACCGGATCACCGGATGATTCGCTCTGCTGAACCGGTGCTGTCTGCTGAACCGGAACGGTCTGCTGAACCGGTGCTGTCTGCTGAATCGGAACGGTCTGGTGTACCGGCGGTGTCTGCTGAACCGGAACGGTCTGCTGAATCGGTGCTGTCTGCTGAATCGGAACGGTCTGGTGTACCGGCGGTGTCTGCTGAACCGGAACGGTCTGCTGAATCGGTGCTGTCTGCTGTAAACCTGCAAGCGCAACAATCTGCTCCCTTGTGAACCCGGCTCTTGCTAATGCTACAATGTCTTCCTGTTTCATTTTTCTTTTTCTCCTTTCAATGATTCTTCCAATCTGATGAGTGCCTGTGTGTTGTTGTTCAGCGCATCCGTGACTTTTTCCATTTCCGCTTTGTGATTGTCGGACTCTTTCATCATTCTCCAAAAGAGTGCCCCGCAGCAAACGATTGGAAATCCTAACGTCTGCACCATAGTCATGATTGCGTTTGCGTCCATATGCACCTCTTTCTTTCCCGGTTTGTTTAATAAAACAGGCGGTTGTATATACCGCCCGCTGAAAAAGGATTCCCGTCCCGAAACCTGGAACGTGCGCATCCTTCCGGGATTGGTTTCCACGCATCCTTTTCACTTCTGATTATAACATACATCCCGTTTTTAGACAATAGTTAAGTAAAACATTTTGTAAAAAGAACCTGTATGATATAATTTTCAAAAAATAGCGAACGTGATAGAAATGCGATCCATAGATATCGATATTTTAAGCGAAAACGTATTTTATCATTTTCGCTCATCGTATAGTTATCTTTAAATACGCCTGACTTGAAGGGGGTCACATAGTACTCCTGACGTGATTTATGCCGATAGATATACATTTCGCCGGCATGGACTAACGGCTTGAATTCCTTGATATTTCTAGTACCGATGTTATCCGCTCTGTCTTTCGTGAATACGTTCTTTAATGACATCTGATAAAAGTCAGAATCCCTTGACACCAGATTGTAAAGTGCTGTTTTTTCCTTTGCTTCGGAAACTGGACTGTCTTGACAGATAATCAGTGCCAGCCCCCTTTCTTTATCAATCCAGATAGATGAACCGTTCTGATACATTTTTTCCGCTCTCAGCACCAGTCCCAGTGATATGAACAACTCATTTGCCATATTATTGCTATTAGCGGCACAGATCACTTTGACAGGTGGAATCCCTTTCAATTCACGGTTACGGTTAATTGTTTCATAACAGTTAAAGAAAGCTTCTGCTTCATTTTTCAGTGGTCGTTCGTGCGCTTCTGCGATAAACTCATCATAGAAGATGAGGGATATATCACTAGCATCAAAACCGCGCATGTTTGAAATGGTTGACAGTGCGAGTGAATAACAGAACGGTTCGGGTGAAATGATCGTTCCTTCCATGTCTGTTTCATAAAAAGCGCTGTTCTGTTTTGTCAAAGAAACCGCCTTAAACATCCGGTTCATATCTCCAAGCACAGTTTTGAACGGTGAAAAATCCGGTTTGGAAATCAGATCAGCTTGTGTTTGTGTTCGTCTCATCAGAGCGAACTTGATCTTTTTCTCAATCGCAAATTTACACACTCCATACGTTTTTCCAGTTCCTCGACCACCTACAATAAAAATGAACGGTACTGGTATGTTGTAAATAGCCGGTATATTGATAAAGCCATTACGGTCATAAATGTTCTTTTCCTTCATGATATCACCTCTATGAAAAAAGCCCCGATAACGGAACGGGGCTTTGCTTAAAATACACAAATGAGATATAGTTTATAATTTGTTAATTGTTTACTAGTTACTCAGCATAGGCGCAAGTGATAAAGTGCCGTCCTGCTTTTGACTGTCCGCCGATTACCTTAATGGCGGTAATCTCTTCCCCGCTGTCTGCGAACATGTCACAGAGTACGGAAAATGCTTCGATGAAAGTCCGGCTGTTTGTTGCGTATGCAACATTCTCCTCAGACAGGATAGAAAGAAGGGTCTGTTCATTTCCATCTTTGTCTGTGTCGGAGTAAAGCATCCAGTTAACCACCGGAACATTCATCCCCTCGGCATCTCTCATTCTACGAATCTCGGGATTCATTGACATGAGATATTTCTCTTTTACGGTAATCTTTTCATTTTTACTTCTGATAATTTTCATTGTTATTTCTCCTTTCTGGTTGCGTAGTTGATAAAATCATCAGCTGTCATTGTATAGACCTCAGATGTAGTGTTGAGAACCTCGAAGCTCAAATATCCCCTGTCTTCTTCCGTAATCCAGTTTTCAATTCGCTCACGGGACGGCGTTCTCAGAGACTTCATTTTTCTAATTACAATCTCTTCTGTTTTCGTTTCTTCGTTATAACGACAAACACGTATGGTTGTTGTTACAACGCTTTTAGAAATGTTTCCTTTCATTTTCCTACTCCTTTCTTTTCATCTTTATCTGTATTACATAATACATTATAAACCTTTTTATTATTTCTGTCAACCTAATAATTTTGTTCCTTTTAAAATATTGATTGTTTTATTGTACAACAAAGCGTCTTGTAAAATTTCCTCATATTCTTTTGTAATGCCCACTGCATAAGTGGTAGGACGCAACACCACGTTTTTAGTTATTTCAATTATTTTTCCGTCTTTGTTTTTATATTTTGTTATCTCTGGCTTGTCATTGTAAACCGTTTCCAGTTTTCCGCAATCGCTGAATACAAACCCGGGCTTTAATGCATCCAGGCCGCCTTTCTTCTTTAACTCTTCCGCACCAGCTTTTTTCGGTACTCCTGCTATCGTGATCTTTAATTTCCCGTCAGCTCCGTATGCGTACTTTTTCGCTCCCCATGTAATGAAACGATCAGCGTCTTTCTCCTGTTCATACACTTCCATGTAATGATTGTTGCCTTGCGGGTCAGTAGCCCACGCACCGTTCTCTTTCGACAACTTTATTTTTTCGTTATTATATTCTGAAAAATCCACATCTCCTAGGTACTTAATCGAATCGGTGTCACAGTAGATAAACGTACCGCCTTGATCTGTCACCGTACGCATACCCTGTTCCAATTCATACCGTGCCCATGCGGTACACCATACACCCCATGTATATGGAATGAACGCCCTTTTCATGAACTCTTCCAATAGTTCTTTTTTCGTCTTTGATGTATCAATTGTAAATTCTTCATCTTGATACAATATTGACTCTTTGACAGGGTCTTGCGCTGTCATACCGTAGATAGAGTTAAGCTTATTTTTACTTTTCATATAAAAATATTCCTGCCCTTCTACGTCCTTCAACTCTGTTTTCTTTTTGTAATAGAGACAGATGGTTTCAATCATGGCGGCAGGGAGTTTTCCATAACGAGCTGTGTAAACTTCAATCGGTATGATCTCGGCAATGTGATACTCTTCGACTATGATTCTTAAATCAACATCCGTGATAGATGTCTCCAAATAATCTGCGCTTAATATCCTACCGTTGTCATACACTCCATTTACTACAGTTCTGGACTTGTCTTTTGCCAGATACGGGCATCCCCATGAGTAATCATTTAAGGAGACCCCCTTGAATGATACACGCATCAGAATTGCTTTTTCTCTTCTTTTCATTAGATCAATGATCTGACCTGCATCGGGAACGGGTTTTGAAATCTTGTGAAATCGGGTGACCGGATACGCTCTGTTGCACTGAACACCCGGATAACTTGATGAACGGTCGGCGGAATGGACACCCTCAAGAATCCATCCGGCATAGAATCGGTTCGCATGTGCGTTGCCGCCACGGAACGCCTCTCTTGCTACTTGATAGACATCGAAATCCGGCTGGATTCCCATAATCCAGCGGTTGCCCTCAAGTGCGCTTTTTACATCACGTCGAACATACCCGGTTGATGTCAACGGGATTGTATACAACGTATCACCATCATTTTTCATTTCTGTCTTAATCGCTTCGACCAGACCTCGCACATCGTTAATACAATACGCAAGCTCTTCATCAGATAATGGCGTGTATGAATAACGTTCCACATTATAGTCCAAGTCACCAGAAAGCTTCTTATGCTTGACATTCATTTTATCTGTAAATGTTTCTAAGGACATATTTGTTTGAATATAGGAACATCTAAACTCAAAATGCTCAAACATCTCACACTTGCAAACTTTTCGTTTGTCCAAAGCAAAAACCTCTTCCTTTGAAAAAGGATAGATTCCCGAAAGAAACTGGAACTCAAAGGAAAGGTTATGGACATATACTACGATGTAGTCCATGTCTTCCAGATCAGCTGCTATCGCTCTCATGAAGTAGTCAAACTCTCTCCATGTTCTGCCGATCACTGTGACATATTCGTCAACTTGAAACTGCCAGATGTACATTACCGACTGCTCAATTTCTTTTATACGGGTTGTCTCGATATCAAAAGCACAAACCAGATTTTTATAGTTTTTCTTATTTCTTGAACCTTTTTTTCTTTTCACATTTCCTGCTTTTTTAAAAATCGAATAGTCAAAATCATATACATCTGTTATCATAATTTACTCCTTCAATAGTCGCAGAATCTCATCTGCGTCTTTTGATGCTATGTTAGGCAATTCGCTGATCTTATAGCGATTTTCCAGCCAGCTATCTAAATCCTTTGCAATTGTAGCTGGTGAGACTTTATCCCTCGTTGCTTCCCACAGTTCCACGACTGCTTCCGAATCGTATTGAAGGTCAATCGCCTGTTGCGAAAGAAGTTCCATGAAATCCACAAAGCTTTGGAAGTTCTTTTCGTTGACATTATAACCATATGATTGCAACTTTTCTATTTTCTGCTTTCGCTGCGCTTTCTGCCCTGTGACGGTTGATAGAGGATTGTCTAAGAACCGTGCTATTTGAGAGAGGGCTAACGGAATCTGCTTTTCTCTAAGTTCTGATAACTTCTTTGTGTTGAACACATTGTATTTGTATACGGATGTTTCACCGAAACCGCCTTTCACAAGTCTGGTTAAACGTTTGACTGTTATCGCTCGTAATCTAGAATATTCTTTTCTTATTTCAGACGATGTGTAGTTATTTGCGAGGTACTGAGGGTTATAATGTTCAAGTGTACCAAAACTGAGTTTGGCTGAGGGTTTGAATTTTGCCATTGTCCGATCTCCTTTCTATGTTTCACGTGAAACATCAAAAACCGAATAAATAAAGTGTAGGAAATGCTAAAATTGATAGCAGTGCCAAAAGCGATATAAATATAATCTGCGTTGTTTCTTTCATTATTCATCCTCGCTATATAACTCGACATCAACACTGTTCAAACCTGTGACTGTAAACCAATCAACCTCTCTCTCGCCAAACTCTTCTAAAGCACTCTGCATTTTTACATTGCAAGTAGCTTTTCCGCCATCAAAAACGCGAACATCCGCACAACTCACAAGGTTTGTGCAACTAAAACATAACTCTCTAAACTTCATATTATTTATCCTTTCTTATTAACCTGTTATCTTGTTTCTAAGAAGATTATAGCACTTTACTAATAATTTGTCAACAACTATTTTGTTAACTAAAACTTGTGCTGTTAACAATTCTAGTGCATAGACAAGCGCATGTGGGAACTTTAGTGCAGTAACGCGTTAATGCTTTACCACTTTAATGTGCTAAAGTACTA